CGCTTGGATTTTGTACTAGTGTATAATTCACGTCAGCAATTTGCACAACGTTTTCTACTAGAACAAGTACATTTGCCGCCGATGCAGGTACTGGACTTAATGGTCCAAATGCAACTTCACTTGCATCACCTGTTCCTAAATTTTGAGTTGATACAACATTAGGACGCATAGTTCTTGCTTCTTCCCATGCGTTGTTTACATAAAATTCAAATTCGTTTAAATCAGTGTTGTAACGCATTTGTCCGTTTTCAGGAAAACTTGGGCGTTCTGCTGTGGTGCCAGTAGGAACTTTTACAGCATAATTTGTGCCTAAAATAACTTGGCCGTTGGCTTCTACAGATACACTAGGATCTGTGATAAGTTTAGAATTTAATTGTTGCTTTTTAACAAATCTCATTATACTGCTACCGTGCTAATTGTTGCACTAACTGTAGCAGGTGATGTTGTTTGTGCTTGGATAGTATCTCCGTTTTCTAATACTAAACGTTCTGAATCCATGATAAATGTTTCACCGCCTGGAATTTTAAGTTGGTGCAAAATTTTGTTTTGATCAGATGCAACATCGCCAGTTTTAACAATATGTAAATCTAAAAATGTATCTGCATCTGTAAGAACAGTTCCGCTAGGTGCCGCAATATTATCAACGTCAGCATAGTTACAAAAAATCATGCTGGTTACTGCTGTTTCACCACTGCTAGTGTAAAGTGTTGTTAGTGTAGCATCTATAAAACTATTTGATATCGCCATTTTCTTTCCTAAAATAACATGCTATAAAGCAATGCTTTCTTTTTACTTACAAGTTCATCTCTTGTACTAGATGTATTTACAAAATATAGTCCAGAACCACCCTCTGCTTCGGCTTGTGAATACAACTTAATTCTACCACTATCTGCACTCGGTGCAGTTGGACTAACAGCACCTTCAATACTTAATACATCTCGTATTACAACTTCTCCACTACCGTTTGATTCTAAAAATAAACTACTCCCCGATGTTTCTGGTCTAATAGTAGTTCCGTCTACAATTATTTCTCCAAGTTCAATTGTGTTTTGGTTAACTTCAAATCGTTGAACTCCGTCAATGTTTATCCAAAATCTACTGTATGTTGCTCCTTGGTCAGCGTCTTCTACCCTTGCAAGAGTGTTATCAGCCGCAATCTGTGCAATTTGTGAATTAATAATTGCATTATCAACATATTTTTTATTTGGAATATCATCATCGTCAGTTATTTGATTTTCATAGTTGCTTGTTCCTCTAACAGTAAGAACTGCTGTTGGTGCATTTGCTCCAAGAAGTGTTAGATCTTCACCGGTAGTTTCTATATGATGTGTTTGAATGCCTAAAAGCGATGATCCAATTTTAAATTGAAATATTCCCTCACTTGTACCACCGTTTGGTTGTGTGTAAGTTTCGTCATCATTGTAAACAAAAGTTACAGAACTAGAACTAGGACCTCTGTCTATTTCAATACCTGATTGATGAAAACCGTTATGTAGTGCTGATATTTCAGGACCTGTTTCGCCTTCGTTCAAAGTAATTACATTGTCAGCAATAGTAGTTACTGTAGATTCAACAGTTGTTGTTGTACCTTGCACAAGTAGATCTCCTGTAATCTCTACTTTTGGTGTATTGAGTACAGTTTTTGATCCGCTTATTTGTGAAGTAATTACTTTGTAATCACCGGTAACTTTTAAAACTTCTACAGACATGTCTATGATTCCTTATTATAGCATTATTTAGTCAAGAGAAAAGGGCAAAGCAACTTTGCCCTTCTCATTATTACTATTAGATAGCAACGATAGTCATGACAGATTCTGTTGAATCGTCTGCAATTGACCATGTATATCTATTATTATTAAAATCTCTACAAGTTTTATTGTAAAGTTTTTTAATAGTTACACCGTCTCCTGATCCGTTAACATATCCTTTAATAACCATTTCGTTGTTACCGAGCGTATTAACATCGCTCTTATCTACAAGAGTGCAGATACCTGCGTTAGCGCCTGCTTGAATGTTAAATTTGTTAGTTGCACGTTGTGATAAAATGTATGCATTTTCAACAATTCCGCCTGTACCTACATCAGCAATAACTGTAAAGTTATCTGTAGCACCTGCGATTGTTCCAAAGTTTCTTTTGTTTACTGGTCTTCCCATTTGTTTCTCCTTTTAATCCCGTTCTAGGGGCTACGCGGTGGGTCATTCCGCATAAGTCCTACACTATGTAGGCACGTTTAACGACATGTGTATTTAGTCTACTCTTGAAAACAGATGCATAAGATGTACAGAACTAAAGTCTTTTATAGCACGATTGATTTTAGCACACTGATCTTTGTGTTCTTGTACAACGCTATCTCTACGCTGTTGTCTATACTTTAATTCTATTTGACTTAATTTGTTAATTTCTGATCGCATACCACTACAAAACTTAACAACATCAAATTTAAATTCAGGTGCTGTTTTTGCAAGTTCTCTTATTTGGCTTTCAACGTCCGGCCAGTCCAAACTAGATTCTAATTGTTTTATACCTTCCATGAAAGTATTTAAAAGGTCATAAAAAAAGGGCGACATAAAGCCGCCCTTTTCGTAGTTTTGTACTACTCTCTATTACGAGAATGATACGTTGCTAATTGCAACTTCACCCAAGTAGTCTGCCGCATTACCAAGAGATGAAGCAGTGTTGTTTAATTCAACATAGCCATATCTTGTCATGAAGCCTACAACTGGTTCAAAAGTTGCTGGATCAAGCACAACGCCTGAAGACATTAGCGGAATGTATGGGCAGTAGAATGCCGCCGCATCTGCTTCAGATGAGCCTTTGTATCCAACTAGTACTGCTGTATCATCAGCCGCATAGCCATCAACATATACTCTCATTGCATTGTTTAATGTACCAACGAATTTAGTATTTGTTGGTGCTTCGAACGAACCTTCTGTTGTACGAGCGAACGCTGAAGTAGTAGCAGACTGAAGAATTGTTAACGCTTGTGGCGAAACAACTGCCCAGTTACCTGCACCTCTACGTGTACGCTGTGCAATCTTGTTAGCAGTTCTGTTGATTAGAACAGCAAGAGCCGCGTGTTCATCACCTACAAAAGTAGCAGTTCCGCTTACAGCCGCTTGGTTGTAAGTTTCTTCTGTTGCCGCTAGTGTACGTAATGAAGCAAGGATTTCTTGATCGATTTCAGCAGTAATTTCTTGAGCAAGTGCCGCCATAATTTCTGCTTCGATATCAATACCTTGTTGAGCCTGTGCGTCTTGTGCCGCTTCAAATGTCCAACGAGCAGATAATTTACGAGTTTTCGCTTCAACTGCTTGTTTTAAGATTTGAATTGACATTTTTCTACCAGGTGTACCTTCTTTAGCCGCTGTAGAGTCTGCTTTACCTGCATCACTACCTGCTTCATCACCTGAATATCCAAGAGCGATCTTGAATGGTGATAATGCTTCCTCACCTGCTGTAGCATCGTCTGCTGTTTCAGCATAACGTACTCTTAAAGTGTGGATTTGGCTTACTGGTCCAGTCATTGGCTGAACACCTACGATTTCGTTAGCGATAACCGTTGGCATCACACGTCTGATTACTGGTAAAATCACACGGTTTAGTGTTGCAACATTTCCTGCGGAAGTTGCTCCGGCAGTTGCCGACTCTGCGAGATAACGTCTAGTGTTCTCGAGAGTGACGTCCATTACGCTTTTCTTGTGACCGTTAAGACCTTCAAGTAAAGCACCTTTGGTTGCCTGCCAGTTTTCGTTGATTATTTCTGACATTTTGTCCTTCTCCTTTTTAGTTTAATCCCGCGAGTTTGCGGAGTTCAATTAGGTTTGATTTATCATCTACCTTTTCTTTAGTCTCTTTATTGCCTGTAACTTCTGTGCCTTCACTTAATATTGCCTTTTTTGCAGTTCTTGGCGCTCTATCTTCCATCACTGCTGGTAGATACTTCTCAAACGCTGTGTGCAATTTTTCTGTTTGCACTGATTCCAATAGTTCGGACATCAAACCTTGTTTGTCCTTACCTAATGGGCCGAGCAACTCACTCATCACTGCAACACGTTTAGCATCGTCTTTGGCTTTGGAAATTTCCGCATCCTTTGACTCAACAATCGTTTGTTTCTCTGTGATGACTTTTTCTGCTTCTGCTAACTTTTCTTCTTTGTCTGCAATGAGTTTCATTAACTTCGCAGTTTCTGATTTCTCATTTAGATAAGAAGAGCCGTATTCATTAGCAAATGCTTCAAAGATTTTTCTACCAAAATTGTTTTCACGTGCTGAATGAATATCTTCCTTCAACTGTGTGATTTCATCTGTAAGTTTTTTGCCTACAGTTTCTTTTACTACTTTAGCAGATTTAGTTACGAATTGTTTTTTCAACTCGTCTAACTTCGATTTTGCTTCTTTCACAAGTTTTACCTTGGTTTCGGCCAAATCTTTTTTGTCTTCTGCAAACTCGTTGATTTCCTTTGCAAGTTGTTTCACTACAAAGTCTTCGAGTTTTGCAAAACGTTCGCTGACCATTGAACGGTCCTCGTGTAGTTCTGCAATTTCTTTAGTTAACTGCTTGAGCATAAACTCTTGCAGTTTACCAGAGTGTTCAGAAACTTTCTTCTTATATTCAACTCTTGCTTCAGCAAGTGTCTTCTTATCTTCTGAAAATTCCTTAATTTCTGATTCTAAACGCTCGGAGACCATGCGATCCACTGCTTCGATCATGTTTGACTTATCATGCTCGTAGCGTTTCGCAAATTCCTCACGGAGTTCCGCAGTAACAGTGTCTTTGTTTTCTTTAACCTTTTGATCCCATGCTTCTTGCAAGTCTGCACGAACATCCTCGCTTAAAGCGCCAGTTTCAAATAGTTTGTTAAAAACATCACTCATTGGCTTCTCCTTTAATTTGACTGCAAGCCTTTTATGACTCGTAGCATCTGTTCTTTAAGGTACTTCTGTGCTTTAGCATCTTGCGATACTTCTTGCGCCGCCCTAATCGCACTATAACCACCTCTAGTATTCATGAAGTGTTCATAGATTGGTGTAGGATAAGCACCCGGAGCACTAGGTTGTGCTACCACATCAACAGTGATAATTTCAAAACCGTTAACTTCTCCTGTAGATTCATTAACTTCTCCACTACCTCTGCTGGATACTCCTAGTTTAACTTTGCTTTCCAGCATTGTTTTAACTAGGTTACCCATTGGAGTTGGCAAAATTTTCATCTTGCCAAATCCGTTAGGACCATCCATCCACATGTCTGTAATCATGTGACTGACCCTGTCCAAGTTTACTTTTAAATCATCTGGGTGATCTACTTCACCTAGTACAGAATAACCGCCGTCGATCTGATCCTTGAGTGTCCTCACAGCGTTGCCTATCTCGGAGACAGGGTAAACACGCTGATTAGCGTTTTTGACACCACCCTGAATACAAATGCCTTTTAAGTAAAGTGATTTGTTTTCCCCTTCACCTTGAGACTCAAGGGTGACTTGCGCCTGATCGAACGTAAGATGTTCTCTTAAGTATGCCATATTGGCTAACTCCTAATTATTCAGCACTTTTTGGTGCAGATGCTTTCTTAAAAGTGTCGCCTGCTTTTGAACCTGGTTCATTCTCGAAAGATTTTCCCATGTCTTTTGGCTTAACGGCACTACCGCCCTTTTCTTCACCGCCCTGTGCAATGTTTTTACCATCAGCACCGGAATCCTTACCACCTTTCGATGCTACAGGACTTGCAGTGTTATCAGAACCTTCGGAATTATTAGGTGCAGAGACTTTTTCAACATATTCTCTCATAGTCTCGCCAGCGGTTTTTGGTTGTGCATCCTCTTCAATTTCGTCAGTAGCAACTGCTTCCATTGATTCCTCTTCGGCTTCTTCTGATTCTTCTTCACCTTCTTCGTCGCCCATATCCATTTCAGCATCGTCTGCAGGTGCTTCTTCACCACCTTTATCAGCCATCATTGCTTCAAACTCTGCTTTAAGATCATCTAGAGCGTCTTCTAGGTCAACAACGCGGTCTTCCATATCACCGTGATCGCTTTCGTGATCATCCATTTCGCCGTCGTCGTTATAATCTTTATCACCTTCAGCGTCTACATCAGCCATCATGTCATCAGCGGCATCGCCACCAACTTCTTCAACTGCTTCTTCTTCGCCGAAGTTTTCTTCTACTTTTTCTTCTTCGTCTTTTTCTTTAGTTGTTTCTTCAACTTCGTCTTCATCCGACTTTTCAGTTGTTTCTTCAACTTCTTTTTCATCTTCTTTTTCTTCAGACTCAATTAGACCCTGATAGATTTCCTTTGACTTCTCAACAACGATATCATGGAAAAGGTCTTCTGCTTTTTCCTTTTCTTCGTTGACAAGAAGATCTAATAACTGTTCAAATTTAGTGTTATCTGACATTGTTTTATCTCCTTTATTCAGTTTAATAGGCAAGGCTGTCCATTGTATTTACGAAAAAACCACTTTTACCAATGGAAATAGGTGTATTTTTGCGTTTTTTACCATTAGATCATTGAGAAATTCTGTTTTCAAATTCCTCAAACTCCATATTTCGCACATTTGTATAGTTATTTAACTGGGCAGGACAAAAATCCCCCTTGTTAATTACCCTAAAATACTCAATGTGAGTGTGTGTTTTGATGACATTTTCTGTTTGTCTCAACCAGTTTCCGTAGTATGTTGCATTTTCTTTGCTTTGTTTATAGTTCGGAGTATCAGCAAAAAGGTTATTGAACTTCTTGCCTTTTTCTAATCCCATATAATCAAAGCCAAGTATGTATATTTTTTTATAGTTGTCGTGTGATGCCTTCCACAAAGCAGTTGGTCCAGAACTCCAACCTCTGCTAGGTTCAAAATAGTTTAGATTTGTGTAATCTTTGTATCCGTTATTATAGTTTGTCCAGACCACATGATTTTTATGATACCCGTCTGCTACAATTTCATGAACCATTTTAGGATCCACGGCAATTAAAACATCAGGTTCAAAAGATCTATACACTGCGTTACAGGCATAGATTCTACCTTTGCCTATAAGTTTGTATATATCAAAATGTTGTCTGGAGGTACCATTACCCAATACGAATGCTGTGTCCATATAGGTATTTAAATGGTTTTTAGATTGCTGTTGCTTCTTCTGGTGCAGGACCGTACATGTCGCGAATAAAACTTAATTCTTTTTGTTGTTCTAGTTCTCTTGCTTCGCTAGTTCTACGGATTTCGTTTATCTGTGAAAGAGTCAAACGTGTTTTTCTAGTGTCATCAGGTCTAACAACACCAATGTCTCTATTTGAATCAAATCTTTTATCGTCTGCAAAGTTTGATCCGTCTTTATCAAAATAAAAAAATTCTTTTAACAACATAAAACTATTTACCTTTATGTGCCTGCGCCACCACCGCCCGGTGTAGGAGGTTCAATAGGTTCTGCGCCGCCACCTGTGTCTCCGCCTACTTCTGGTTCAGGTTCTGGTGCACCTGCATCAGGTTCCGCTGTGCCTAGTGTATCTAGGTCACCTTGAATTCCACTCGGTGTAACTCCTGCTGATCTCATTTCAGTTGATGCATTTATGTTATTAATTGCTTCATCTGAATTTTCTTCACGCCATAGTGTTTCGTTTTCTGCCATTTCTTCAGCACTCATGCCTAGGAAACGCTTCATAGCAAAACGTTTACTCATATAAGGTACTTCTTGTAGTGAAGCAAATGTGTTAACACGAGCATTATCCATTTCACTTTGTCTATATGCCGCAAAGTTTTGCGGTGGATTCATATGTAAATCAAAAATACTGTTGTCAATGTTTACACCTTTAGCACGTAGATACAGTTTAAATTCTCTATCAAATATAAATGCCATTAGGTTTTGCAGTCTTTCACAGTATTTGTTGAATCTTAATTCTTGGATATAAGCAGTGCCTACCCTACCGTCGTTATACTGTGCGGCAGAATCATCTGCGCCGGTAGGTAAGTAAGAACTTGGAATACGTAAACCACGGAATAACTTGTTAGTAAAATATTTTAAGTCGTCAATTTCACCTAAATTAGTACCGCCTGGTAGTGTTTCTACTTTAGAACCACGTCCTTCTGCTGTTTGCGGGAAGAAGTAGTCCTCATTAATTGATAATGGGTTGAAACTAGCATCAATAACATTAGTTCCACCGCCAGTTGCTGAAGGAATTCTACGTTGATGGATCTCATTTTTGACCCTTTCAACAAATCCCATAGCAAGGTGAGTAGGCATGTTACCTACATCGATGTAAAATACTCTTCTCTCCGGTGCTCTTTGCACACGGTAGATAATAATTGCATCTTCAAGTAATTCTTTCTGCTTATAAACCTTGAAAACACTTTCTAATAAACTGTTACCAAAAGGAAAATTTCTATCTAGTCCTTCTGAAAGTGATAAGTGTACAACATGATCTGCTTCAATCGCCATTTGATTTTGACTTTTTTCAAATCTTGTTGAAAAGTTCTGTGGCCCAGCACCAACATATCCTCTTCCCATTGCGCCGCCGCTTGTGGTATAGTCAATTTGTCCTGGATTGTTAGTTGGATTTTTTTGTGTTACTGCAAGATCTTGGAAATTAATATTTAGATCTCTAATTACATACTGTTCAGGCTGTTTGCCTTCTGATTCATTAACAATAATTTTGTCAACTTTTGCGGCATCAACGTAAAACCATTTGTATGTTTCTGGATCTCTCACAAAGAAAGCATCACCATACTTGAAAATGTTTCTTACAATTTTAAAAATACGTCTATCAAAATTGTTTATGTCTGCCCATTGTTGCAAATAACCTTTTAGTATTTTTACTTCGGTGCTTGTTGCTTTGTCTTTGAAGAAAATACTAAATGGTGTATGATTTTCGTTGTTCTTTTGTGTACAAAATTCTGCAAGAATATCTAGAGCGGCATTTACTTCACTGTCACTATCCATAGTGTCATACTGACCATAACGCTCAATACGATTAGGATGGCCTGAATAAACTTCTGGTAAGAAACTTGAATAGTTTGTACGTGCAGGACCGTTACCACTGTATCCTGATATAGGACTGGTGTTACCTGATGTATCGGCGGGTTTGTATTCTGTGAAGTATTTTTTCCAACTCATTTATATTATTTTTCCTTACATATTGCGTAATTCTTCAAGCATGTCTTTATTAATGCGAATTAATTCATCTAGTCTTGTAGCCATATTGCCGCCAATGTTATTTACCGATGTTCCTTTACCTGTACTATTATTTGATTTTACACTCGAAGACTGTGCTTTGTCAAGCATTTCGTCAGTAATTCCGAACGATTTGGCAAAATCTCTTCCCTGTTTGTTAATAGCACCCTCATTTTCTTTGGAATACTTGTCATATTTGGCTCCCATGCTCTGTGCTTGGCTTATGAAACTTCCAAAATCCGGTTTTCCATTTGCACCAGTTTTCATTCCTGATTTTAGTGTACCCATATCATTGGACATCATGCTTAACATATTTCCAATTGGCGAATCTTTTGGAATTACTGCTTCTTCGCCGTGTAGTGTAGCATCTGTTCCTTCACCAAAGTTATGAAACAATTTACCGAACACGCCCGGTGTACCTGTAAATAACCCTAGTTTACTTTTATCGCCTTGTGCATCAATAATAGCCTCTGCAACACTCTTTGATTGTTTGGTAACTGCTTCTCTCAACTCGGTATATCTTTTTTCATATTTTTTCTGATCTTCTTTAGATAGGGTTACAAATGCTGTTTCTAGTTGAGCCAACATTTTTTCTTGTATTGAAGTTGTTAAACTTGCAACTGTTGAATCCTCCTTATAACTTTCTAAACCGGATTCAAAAGCCATTTTCGAAATTCCGCTATTTGCTGTAACTTTACCCTTTTGTTCTAAACTTGGGATGGCAGTGCTTTTAAAAAGATTTTCAAAATTTTTCTGTTTGTCTAGTATATCCTGATATATGATTTTAAATGCTTCATTTAAATCTTTTGCATCCATGGCTTTTTCTAGTTTTGTTGCAAACTTGTTGATTGAAGTTGTTGCTCTATCAAACCCTTCTTGCACTGTGTCTGAACCATAAAATCTAGTTGCAAGTGTTGCAAAGGCCGCTCTTACTTTTCTAGTACCGTCATCTAATGCGATCATACCGTCTAGTACTTTGTTAGCACCCTTATCTATGCTACTGAATGAGTCTTCAACTTCTCCTTCAGTACGCAGTAATTTCATTACTCCGCTAACACTTTGATTCACGGCTTGTGCAATGTCACTGTTACTTAAACTGATACCTGCATTAATTTTAGCGTTGGCTTTTATTTGTTCTTCATTGTCTCTTGCAAACTGTGTAAGTTTGTCTCTTGCATATCTTTCAAACTCTGCGTTGGACATGGTGCCGCTTCTTGCTGTGTCAATTATCTCTTGGGCGGCATCTTGCAGGCCAGGTGTAAGTGCAAATAGTGTGTTACTTACTCCGTCGATGCCTGGTGCAAAGCCTGTCATCATGGCCGCAGTACCTTTTAATCCTTCGTTGCCAAACACACTCATCATGTCTGCAACCATTCTAAATTGATCCCTTGTTTTTCCTGTTTCTAGACTTAATGCAGTTTGGATACTGGATACTCCAAATGTTTCTTCTACCATGTTTTGTACAGCATCAACTTGTTGTCCAGTAAGTGCTGTAAGTCTTCTTAAACTTTTTGCATATTCTGTTGATCTTTCGTCCATGCCGGCGATTGCATCTGTACCAAATCTAATTGCATAAGCATTTCTATTTAGAAAACTAAAATAGTTTTCATTTATTTCATTAAAGTCAAGACCAAATCTTTGCAGTTCCATACCAAAATCATTAATATTTTGTTCTGCTCCTTTAAGTGCAGTGATAGCACCCTTACCACTAGACTCTATAAGTGCAAGTGCTTCAGAATTTCCACGTAGATATGTCTCGTATTCTCTAGTGCTTACACCCAGTCTGGCAAAATCTTCTTGAATTTTTTGCAGTCTATTGCCAAAGTTAATACCGTTTTGAGATAGATTTCTAAAAGTTCCAATATTATCTTCTAGTTGTTCTACAATAGTTGCTACAGCACCAACATATGGTATCCTGCTTAATCCTAGTTTATCAATAGTTTGTGTGAACTTCTGCTGTTCTTTGACAAAATCTTTACCAAAATTAACAACTTCGTTCATGCTTGTACCAACTTTTCCGCCAAGCGTAGTGATACCTTTTAGTATTCCTGACAGACTTTTGTTTGATGGACTGTTAGGATCTTTACTTTCAGTAGTTTGTTCTTTGATTCTGCCTGATAGTTGCTGTAGTGTACTTTCGCTGGCCGCGCCTTTATTGTCTAATTGGCTAAAGGCCTTCTCTAATAGTTCTAATTCTGTCATTTGTTCATTTCACCAGTAATATGCGTATATAAATACTTTTATAATTATAGCAGTAACTTTATTTATTGGAGAAAAAACATGAGTGATAGTATCCTCGCAAAATACACAAGACAACCCAAGATTTACACTAAACTACCTAGCGGGGGTATGTTCTATGAGGTAAATCCATTCGAAAAATCTAGCACTGGAGAAATTCCAGTGTACAGCATGACCGCACGTGACGAAATGATCCTAAAAACTCCGGATGCACTAATGAACGGAGAAAGCATTGCACTTAATATCAAGAGTTGTATGCCACTAATTGAAGATCCTTATGATGTGCCTATTATTGATCTTGATGCAATTATTATTGCATTGAGAATTGCCACATACGGTGAAAAGATGAAATTAACAGTCGGTGTGCCAAATCTAGAAAACGAAGAACTAGACTACGAAATC